ACGCTGCTGGGCGAAACGTGGGTCGAAAGTGGCGACGCGCCGGAATGGCAGCGCCTCGCGGATCGCCGCGAGACGTTCGTGGCACAAATCCCTGCACGCGGCCTGTTCCTGACCGCAGGGGTGGACGTGCAGAAAGACCGCATCGAGGTCGATGTCTGGGCTTGGGGCCGTGGTTTGGAAAGCTGGCTCGTGGATCACATCGTCATTCCTGGCGGGCCAGATGATCCTGCCTGCTGGGACAAGCTGACAGCTTTGCTGGGGCAAACATGGGTGCACGAACACGGTGCTGTCATGCCCCTGGCAAAGTTGGCCATCGACACAGGGTATGAGACGGCTGCCGTCTACGCATGGGCTCGCATCCAAGGCATCGCACAGGTGGCCCCCGTCAAAGGCATGGAAGGCTTCAACCGTACAACGCCGGTCTCAGGGCCGACCTTCGTTGATGCCACGGTAAACGGTCGAAAGCTCAAGCGGGGCGCGCGGCTTTGGACAGTGGCCACCGCCACTTTCAAGGCGGAGACCTATCGCTATCTGCGGCTGGAGCGGCCCAATGATGAAGACCGCGCCAGTGGCGTTTCAAATCCAGCAGGCACGATCCACCTGCCGGACTGGGCTGACAGCGAATGGCTAAAGCAGCTGGTGGCCGAACAGCTGGTCACGATCCGCAACAAGCGGGGCTACGCGCGCCAAGAATGGCAAAAGATGCGCGAACGCAATGAGGCGCTGGACACCCGGGTGTACGCCCGAGCCGCTGTCTGGATCCTCGGTGCTGACCGCTTCGATGAAAGGATGTGGCGGCAGCTGGAAAAACAAGCCGGGGTGGAGACCACAGCCGTCACCACTGCGACCGTTGATCTGAAGAAACCTGATGCCCCCGAAGCCGGGCACGTTGCAGCCCCCCGGCGGCGCGGTTGGCGGGTAAGCACGCCCAAATACATGGAATAGCGAGTACGCAATGACCCTCGATGATCTCAAATCCCGCCACAGCGCGCTGTTGGCGGCGCGCTACAGCGGCACGCGCTCTGTCAGCTATGATGGCAAGACCCTGACCTATGGCACCGATGCTGAATTGGCGGCCGCTGTCTTCGATATCGAACGGCGCATTGCAAAGGCAGAGCGCGGCGCTGGGCGCATCTCTCGCCCCCATGCCGTAAAGGACCTGTGATGAACTGGCGGCAGCGTCTCGGGGCCTTTGTCGGTGGCTTTGATGCAGGCCAGTATCACCGCCGTCTGCGCGGGTTCCAGGCGACGCGCGCCCATGTGAATGCGCTGATTGCGGCGTCCGGACCTGATATCACTGCACGCGCCCGCTGGTTGGTGCGCAACAATGGCTATGCGGCCAATGCTGTTGAAAGCTGGGCTGCAAATACCGTGGGCGACGGGATCAAACCAATCTCGCAAATTGCAGACGCGGCGCACAAGGAAGAGCTGCAGCGCCTTTGGTTGGCCTGGACGGATGAGGCTGACAGCGAAGGGTTAACCGATTTCTACGGGTTACAACGGCGCGCGGCACGTGAGGTGTTTCTGGCCGGTGAGGTTTTCTTCCGGATCAGGCCACGGCGCATGAACGATGGGCTTTCCGTTCCCTTGCAGCTACAGATGCTGCCCGCCGAAATGTTGCCGCTGCATCAGACGGGACCCGCGGGCAATGGCGATGTCATCCGTCAGGGGATTGAGTTCGATCGGGTCGGACGCCGCGTGGCCTATCACTTCCTCCGACGGCATCCGGGCGACAGCACCGATCCGGGGTTGGCGGGAGAAATGGTGCGGGTGCCCGCTTCGGAGGTGATCCATGTGATCGATCCGGTAGAAGCAGGCCAGCTGCGCGGAGTTTCAAAGCTGGCACCGGCCATCGTGAAGTTGTTTCTGCTCGATCAATACGACGATGCCGAGCTCGACCGCAAAAAAGTGGCGGCGATGTATGCGATGTTCGTGACCTCCCCCGCCCCGGAAAACCCGCTGTTGCCGTCCGAGGATGACGACATTCTGGGTGGCTTGGAGATCAGCCCCGGCCAGGTCGTGCGGCTGGATCCGGGCGAGGATGTGACCGTGGGCCAGCCTGCGGATTCAGGGGCGACCTATGAGCCATTCCAATACCGCACGCTGCTACAGGTCGCCTCAGCGCTGGGCATTCCTTATCCTTATCTGACAAACGACATGGTGAAAGGTAACTTTTCGAACTCGCGCCTTGCACTTATCGAATTTCGGCGCCGCGTTTCAGCTTGGCAGCATTCGGTGATGGTCTACCAGCTATGCCGTCCCGTCTATGCGCGCTGGATGGATGCCGCCGTAATGTCCGGCGCATTGGACCTTCCCGGCTATGAGGCCGACCGGTCACGGTTTCTGGCGGCCAACTGGCTACCCACTAAATGGGATTGGGTCGATCCCCTGAAGGATGCCAACGCTGAGATTGCCCAAATCGAGGCGGGCCTCAAATCCCGCAGCCAAGCCATTGCCGAGCGTGGTTATGACGCAGAACAAGTCGACCGCGAAATTGCGGCTGAGCGCGCCCGCGAGCGATTACTCGGCCTCGACTTCCGCCGCCCCGGCTCGCCCGCACAAGGCGTGCAGGCTTTGCCGGGCCCGGGGGAGGATGGGGGTAAAGACGACGACACCGACCAGACAGATGAAACCGATGACGCGGGCCGCCCGCGCAACACTGAGGACCAGACCTGATGTTCCACGCCCGCATTGCTGCGCGCGCCTTCAACACGCCGCTGCTGGTTGAGCCCTCCAAAGCCATGGCGTTTCTGTCCGGCCTTGGGCCGCGCATCCTTGGACGCCAAGTCGAGACGCTGGATCAAGGCCTCGCGTTGGAAAGCGCCCCCATGCCAACAGCCCGCGCCAGCATTTTGGCTGGTGGGCTTGCCGAGGGCTTTGGCCAGCATAGTGAGGGCCTCTATCCAGTTATTGATGGTATAGCCGTGATCGTGATCTCCGGCGTGCTGATCCACCGCGGGGGCTGGATCGGACAGTCCTCGGGCCAGACCAGCTATGAGGGGATCGCAGCTCAGATTGACGCGGCAGCAAGCGACTCGTCCGTGCGCGGCCTCGCATTGGAAATTGACAGTTTTGGCGGCGAAGTTGCGGGGGTTTTTGACCTTGCAGATCGCATTCGTGCGGTTCGCGCCAGCAAACCCGTCTGGGCTTTTGTGGCCGAACACGCGTTCTCGGCCGGGTACGCGCTGGCGAGCCAGGCCAATCGTATCTTGCTGCCGCGCACCGGAGCGGTGGGCAGCATCGGTGTTGTTGTTATGCATGCCGATCTCAGCGGTCAGCTTGATCAAGATGGGATGCGGGTAACACTGATCCATTCAGGCAGCCACAAGGTTGACGGCAACCCCTACGAGCCACTGCCCGCGGCTGTCCAGGACGACATCCAGCGGGAGATCGATGTGCTGCGGTTCCTCTTTGCTGAGACCGTCGCAGCCGGACGCGCGGGACGGCTGAGCCAGGAGGCAGCACTCGCGACCGAAGCCGCCAGCTTTCGCGGCGCAGACGCCGTCGCCGCTGGTCTTGCCGATGAGGTCATCGATATGCAGCGCGGCTTTGCCGCCTTCCAGCAACGTGTGGCACACAGTCCAATCCTCTCAGCCGAGCGCGTAAGGCGCGTGGTAGCACCCCAACCCCGCAAATCAACCCAACCAAAAGAGGAGGCACGCATGGCCACCAGAACTGATAACACAGACAGCAATACAGAGACAGATCAGGAAGTTACCCTGCTTGAAGATGCTGCCGATGAGGCAACAATTCCGCAGGATGGTCATTCCACTGCCGGTGAGGATCAACCTGCCGCCCCAGTTACGCCCCCTGCGGCATCCGTGCCGCCGGTCTCGAACGCAGCGCAGTCGAGCAATCTGGCTGAACTTTCGGCAAAACTGCGCAACGAGGCCGCAGATATTACCGAAATCGCAGCACAAGCTGGACGGCTTGGCGTCGCAATAGACGCTGCGAAAGCACTCCGCGAAGGCACCACGCCTGAGGCCTTGCGTTCGCTGGTGTTGCAGCGCGCCGCCGCTGCTGCCGATGCCCGCGATATTGTCGCGGCGCCGCCATCACCTGTTTTGCCCCAGACCGCCGAAAGCCCAATCGTGGTCGCCGCCAAACGCGCGGCCTCTGCAGGTGCAAAGGGCTGAAACTCCCTCTCATTCCTGAAACCCTGCCACCTGAATCCCCGCCGCTCCTCCCCGGCGGGGATTTCTTTTGCCCAAGAACCCACAAGGATCCCCGACATGACCGTCCTCAGACAGCCCGCCACCATGGGCGATGTCCTCAAATATGAGGTCAACCCGAACTTCACCCGCGAGAGCGTGACACTTCTTGCGGGCACCAACTATCCCGTCGGCGCTGTTCTTGGCCGCATCACCGCCAGCGGCAAACACAAGCTGGCAACTTCGGGCGGCACGGATGGCGCGCAGACGG